TTAACAAAAGTAGTTAATAAAGGTAATGTGCCTGTTAAAGAAATGATTAAGTTTCGCTCTGCAATATTAAAAGAAATAAGAAATTTACAAAGAAGAGACGAATCTAACAATAGTCTAGAGCAATTTGCCCGCGACCTCCAAGAAGGTGCTTTAGATATAATTATGAAAAACCCTAAAAGGGGTGAGAAATATAGAAAGTTTGCTGATGAGTACAGAGCAGGTTCTGAGATATTTAACAACGCAATCTTTGGCACTGCCGATGAAGCAGCCACTATTGGCACAAGCGTTTTAAGGCCAAAAGAAAAAGGTATTGTAACTACTGATCAGCTTTCACAAATTGCTGGATATAACGAAGGCGCTATTGGTGCATTTAAGGACTACATAAGAAGTTCATTTAAATCAACATCTATTGACGAAGCTGGCGCTATAAAGCCTGCTAATGCAGCAAGATTTATGGATAATTATCGTGAAATGTTAGCAAGGCCAGAATACGTTTCACTAAGAAATGAGTTAGATCAAGTGATAGCCAGTCAAAGGCAATCTGACGAAATGCAGAGACTGTCAACTCAATCTATTGCCGATTCTGAAGGACAAAATTTTGCACTATGGGTTTCTAATGAAAACCCTAAAGAGGCTGTAAAAAGATTTATCAATAAAACAACACAACCCACCAAAGAGGCAGAAATTCTTTACATGGAAGCTTCTGCCGATCCTTCAGGTGACGCATTGCGAGGATTGCAGAGAAACTTTGCTGACACGTTAGTAGATGAATTATTTGACCCTAACAAAGCAAGAAGCGCATTACAAATCAAAAAGGCTTACGAAAAAATAAAGCCAGCAACTGATGTTATTTTTAAAAACAATCCTGAGTCAGTTTCTGTTATTGATGATGTTGTTAGCGATTTACTTAAAATGCACAAACAGAAGCTTACTGTTGGTAAAGATTTAAGTATATCAAATAGCGAGATGGCTGAGGTACTAGTTAGGCTTGTCGGCGTTAGACTTGGTAGACAATTAGGAAATGATATACAGACTCCAGCTTTAACAGCAAAAGCGCTCAAAAAGCTTTTAATTGACACTAGGCCACAAGAGGTAAGTGCAATCATAGAAGAAATCATGGTTAATCCTCAGAACTTTGATGATGCGATACGATCCATTAAAAATGCCGCTGGTGACGAAGTTGAAGTTATTGCCGCAGCAAAGGGATTAATTGATTCTTTATCAGCCTCATCAATAATGACTAGACCTGTAGAGTCTGCTGTTGATGTGCTAAGAGGAGCTGCTGGTGTTGCAACCACTATTCCAGCGGGAGCTATATCTCCTGCGCTTCCTGCTGTAGCTGATAGACTATAAACTTAAATGTTTGGTCTAATCACCATGCTGTTATCAACGCTTGGAGCCACAGGGATGGGTTCCATGCTAAAGATACTAGGTGGTGCAGTACAGAGCCGTAACGAGGCTAAAGAAGCAGAAGCAAAGAGAGAGCTAATCCGTGATCTGCAAATGAAACAAGCAGACATAGAGTTCCAGAAGGCAATATTTGGAGATGCCAGCGATGACCCGGAAGCGACTATATTTACTCGGACTACTCTTAGGATTATTGCTCTTATCGGGATGCTCAATTTTGCAACCATCTCAATCCTCTGTACAATCTACCCCACAGTCGAACTCATTACATTCATCCCCCCTGAGCAAACCCAAGAAATTAGTATCTTGTGGGGTCTCTATAAGATGCCAGTCGATCAGGGAATTACAACTTCAATCACAACAGGGCATATCTCCCTTGTCTCGATTACCACTTTGGGCGCTATAATAGGGTTCTACTTCACACCAGCAGGAAAACGATAATGGACATTGATTTAGTCAATCAAACTGTAGCGATGATGAACCCTCAAGAGCAGGTTGTCGCTGAGCAGATAGCACAGCCTTTGATTCGTGAAGCAACTAAACCTAGAGTCTTTTACGGCGCTGATGCAATTAGTGAGGTAGTTAAGCGAGAAGGCGATCTAACGCCTCTACAAGCCTCTGTAGTAGTAGAAGAAGGGTTTGTTGATGGTATCTATGAAGATGACGCTGCTGACTCTGGTATCGCTAAGAAAAACGTCAAAACAGCAGGCGTTGGTCAGACTGGCAAGTACATTGATATGTCGTTTAAAGAAGCCTTTGACGATAAGCTACAAGAAGCTAAGAAGATGTTCCCTGGCTTTGACGACCTAAGCCTAGAAAAGCAAGAAGCTGTTATGTCAACTCACTATCGTGGTGACACAAGACTCAAGAGCGGTAAGACTGCTAAATGGGTTAAGTTGTTTAACGAAGGTAAGTATGAGAAGGCTGCAACAGAGTTGTTAGACCACAAAGAGTATAAGAAAAGAAAGTCTAATAACCCTAACGATGGTGTAGTAAAAAGGCTAGAAAGAGCCTCTATGAATATTGCTAAGTAGCCTTCCTCGGCAAGATAGTATTCTTATTCTTCTTAACCTCTGAGTCTTTCTTCTTATAGAATATCTTATCGAAGTTCTCTTTGAACTCCTTACGACTGACTTCCATTGGTCTTGGCTTTGATCCTTTACCCATAATAAGTACCGGCTGCGGGAGAAGCTGGCCGGTGCAGCTCTGGAGGGATGCCTACCCACTGGCATATTCACTATGTTGGCTTAGCCTTAAATAAAAAAGTTGAGGTTTTAGATAGTGAGAAAGTAAATTTTATGCTCTTGCTCATGCTATTCCTAAATTAATACCTTTACTAGCGTGTACCTCAACTAAAACTTTACCAATAGTATAGACTATAATTCTTCAATTGACTTCACTTTTCTTGGTTCTGGGAACAAATAATCTATCTTAGTAGCCCAGTCCGTAGGAATAGCTGTACAGCCACCCCCTTGTGTTACTTCTTCTTCAGTCATGCACTTAGCAGCAGAAGTCATTAGAATGATAGTATCATCGTTATGCTCTATCATCCAACCTACCGTGTAGCATATAGCCATAGAAGTCTTCCTGCAATCCTCTATGTCTAGCCAGCCCTGCTCACCCTCTTGAGCATCACGCCAGGTTACTCTTACAATTGGGTATCGACCTATATCCATAGCGACCTCTACAATCTTAGTGGGTTCCTGCCTTTACTGATCAGTCCCTCGACTCTACCGTCAACACTTTCAATTTCTTGCTCAAGGTGCTTAACTTCTGTTTGCAGAACCTTAACATCTTCTTTAATTTGATCTGTATTCGGAATATCAATAGCCTCAAGTCTATCAGATACCCTTGCAACTTCGCCTCTAACAGTTTCAATTTCTTTGCCAATCCGTCCAATGTCATTGTCTTCTATCCTCACTTCTAGTTTAGTTAGTCTTGATTCAAGGTGAGTAGCATCTGTATTAGCTTCTAGCGTAGACACCTTCTCGGTTAGTGTGCCATATCCTACAGCGGCACCGCCAATAGAACTTGCTATGCCTATCCATAAGGCAACATCTTGTGCATTCATCGAGGTATTATCTCCAAAGTTTGTTGAGCTTCATTAGCGTACATAAAGTACATAGCACTCTCAACCCCGGTATTGTGGGCCTCCCAATCTAGGTTTAACTGCCTTACGTTTAGCTGGTCTATAGATACCGCTGTGTTGGTAAAGAAGTCCATAACTGTATTCGTAGCCATAAATGAGTTGGCTATTGTATCTATAACAAAAGAATCTTGAGCATAGCTCTCAATCATATTCTTGGTCATACTGGCTTCTAGCATTCCGCTAATGCTGGTATTGAACTTCTGGCGACTACCTTCTTTGATGGCCCGGAGGTCGTTGTCAGTCGCATACTGCTCAGCGTTAATCTTAGTTTGTTGATCGCCAGTGACAAGCATATCTGCTATCTCTGTAACCGCCGCTATCTCGCTTGCAGCCTCTATCAGAGTCTCTTTCTCTTCTTCATAGGTGTCTTGCTCTAGGTCAATCATATCGTTCAGGAGAACGGCTGTAAGAGCCTCTGGGGTACTGTTTGCTAGACCATCAGCATAAGCCTGGTTAAAGACATCCATCTGCTCTGGCGTTAGCTCGTACTGAGTACCGTCATCGTTGTTGTATATGATTGTATTGCCATCAAGCATGGACTGAGTAGTCCACTGGATGTATTCTTGGATGTTACTTGTTATTACATTTTTTATCGTAGACGTGCTTTCGCTTAACGCTGTCATATCGAAGTCGTTTTCGCTCGCACTCGCCTTTGTGGACAGCAGGAGGATCAGGGACAAGATCAGGGTTTTCTTTGTAGTATTCAATTGCTTCTTCTCCTATCAGCCCTAAGATTGGGCAGGGTGTCTTGGCATTCATCATCGCATGGAACACACGGGGGTCTTGACATAGAACGCTAGTCGCAGCCACTTTCAAGCCTAGCTTCTCTAGCTGGCGTGATAGCTTTAGTCTCTCGCAATTCTTGTCAACCTGCATTCTTGAAGTGCTGAAGCCAATCTGGAGAGTCTGCATACCTGTACCAGAGGTAATTAAACAAGTGTCAGATTGATAGGTCGGTGTTGAGGGTGCTACCGCTGTAGTGACAGGCATTCCCTCCTGGTTCACGGTAGTCTCAGTCGTGGTCGTAATTGTTTCAGCTTGCTGGTTTGTACCAAAATCACCTACTGTAGCTTCTGAAGCAAATGTCACCGGCGCTAACAGAAGCATTATCAGTAAGTAGTACATAAAATGCCCATATGTTTAATTATTATTTTACACATTCTGGACGCCTTTGCCACTAATCTAGGTTTTCGCCAGCAGCATACAGGTAATCGCCTATAGCCATCATAGTCTTAGGGTCGTTTATAATAAAACTGTATAAAGAATCGTACCCGTCAATACTAATAGTTATAAGCTTATCTTGAGGTAAGAAGTCAATAAGTAGCTTTTTGTTGCTTTCCGGGTCGTCTACGACCATAGATAGTGATTCAATCATGTTATCCTCTCCAGTTGTTCTTTGATTTGTTTGTTCCACTCCTCAATCATCTCTCGATAATCAGCGGTGTAGAGCTTCTTCGGTTTATTGGCATCCGCCAGCATCTGCCTTACTGTCTCATCGCCGTACATATCTTGCATATATAGCGTGTAATTCTGTGCAGCAGAGCCATGCTTCATACCAAACTGGTTACAATATACGCATTGGGGGTGAACATTCTCTTCCTCCAAGGCCCAGTAAGAACTAGACCCTTTAGGAATAAAGTGACCACCTTGCATACCCTCGTTCCAAGGCTTTGTACAGCCGCAGGAGACACAGGAGCAATACCCGTTATCATCTGCCGCCTTGAGCCTTACAAGCTTCTGTAGAGCCTTTAAGGCGTCTTTACGAAGCTGTTGTGCAGTCTTAGCCTTCTTTTTTGGCATACTTCAGTTCATTTTCGTGTTCAGCGGTTGACTTAACATTGATGTATGTACAAGACTTAACCAGAATACCCTTGCAGAAGTAGCCTAGAAGATCACCTTTGGCGCTGTGGACTGGCTCCAATAAAGCGCCGCAGTCAGGACAAGGGTTCACTGTGACACCCATTAGAATGGCACATCGTCTTCAAAGTCGTCACTTCCCGCTGGTGCAGCAGCTTTAGGTGCATCCTTCTTCCAAGAATCTTTCTCTTGGATAGACATACTCATAAAGCTCTTACCTGCTTGGGACTTCTTAATCCAGGCAGATACCTCAAAGTCTTTACCACCAACATTCAGTGGTCCCCGGTAGTCAGGCTGATTACCCTGCTTGCCATCGTTCTTAAACAATGCACCAGAATTGGTGTTATCATAATCGCTCATTTCATGCTCCCTTCAGTAGTCTACGTTCTTCAGTTGTAAACGGTGCAGAAGATACCTTGGTAGGTGCCTTCCACATCGCTCGTTGATCGTCTTCTTCAATCTCACCAAATGCTTCTTTAGCGAATTGTACATTCTCTTCACTAGGATCGGCTAGTAAGTCTTTAACAGCGTCTACAGACTCCTGGTTGCGCTTAACAGCCTGTAAGCATAGATCCCATTCACTTGGTTCTACAAGCTCAAGTGACTTTCCCCGCATCATCGCGGCCTCTGCATCATCGTCAGCAGTAGGTATACCAGCCATAGCCTGTAACGCATAACGTCTAGCGTAGGTTATAGCACTACCTCCGGCTTGTGGGTCAGATTTGGTTATAGGTAAGTAGAACTCTGATTCAATAAACTGACCAGAGGTATGCATGAGGATTGTCTTAACGCCGATACCTTTACCACCATCAGAGGTAGTCGGTAGCTGCACATAGGACAAACCGTTCTTGTTGAACGGCTCCTTGATAGCTTTGATTACGCTAGTGAGATCAGCGTAAGATGATTTAAAGAATGGATTCTTAGCGTCTTTGACAGCGCCTCCCATCTCATTCTGGGCCTTACATAAAGCTGTTGCCAGCTCGTTTAGGTTTTCTGACTTATTCATCGTCCTCTCCCTTTTCTACTTTAATCTTTTCTAAACGGATAGATGCTTCACCCAAGATCGAATAAATATCATAGTGCTTAATTAGCCATCCATGTGGGCATAAACTAATCCAATTAATAAAAGCTTTCTGTTCAGCGTTATCCATATCCCTCTCCTAAAATGGTATGTTATCGTAATCAATAGAATCTTCTTCTAGGTCATCGAACACTAGGTCAGCTAAATCTTCTAGCCATCCTAAGAACTCCATACGATTATAGCCCATATTCTCGGCTGCACATCGTAATGTGGACAAAAGTTCATGTTCGATAGATGCTTCAGCATGATCTGCTGGGAATGTATCTGGTTCTTCGATAGGTACTAACTTTTTAATCTTGCTCATAAACCCTCCAAGGATTGTTAGTGGTTAGCTTTATATTCTGCTTCAGCGATGTCTTTCTTCTGCTGGATTAAGAAAACATACAAGTCTCTAATCTCAGCTTCTAGTGCAGCCTGGCGGTCAGATTCTTGCTGGTAGACCTCAAGACTCTGGCAATACTCTTCTTCCAGCTCTTGTGCGTCAACATAGCCAATAAAGAATATTGCTAACAGAAATGATACTATATAAAAGAAATATTCGTTTTTCATTACTCTCTCCAAAGATAAATTAAAATTAATAATACAGTTAAGATTGCCACAAAGTTCCCACCAAATAAAAATAAATCACTCATCTTCACATACTGGGCAATAGGTTTCGTTAGTTTCTCCAGCTCCATAGCAAGTAGAGCAAGTGGTTCCTTCATGGTAACCTTCTCCTGAGCCGCCGCAATCATCGCAGTGCATAAACTCTAGCTGTGAATTACACTCTTCACACTTTCCAATAAATCGTCTTCTCATAATTCCCTCCAGAATTTGCTTGACTCAGGAAGAAGCCTAGACTACATTTGAAGCCTAGTCAACAAGAGAGAGGAAAAAAAATGGAACAATATCTTGAAATAGTAGGCTACTTCGGTAGTCCTGGGAAAGTAGCGGAACACTTCGGAATCAAAGTTCAGTCTGTGTATTCTTGGAAAGAGGGCATACCTGAGCAAAGATTACGAGAATTTAATCTAATAAAAAAAATGCGAGGTGAAGAATGTCAGCAGACAAATTGATAAGCAAGCTGAGCTTCGTCAAGGAAGTTAAGCCTCGTAGGAATCACAAGCGATCCTGGATAGCACAATGCCCGGCGCATAAGGATAACAGTCCAAGTCTTTATGTTGACGAGGGTGCATCTGGCAATGTCTTGATTAAGTGCTGGTCAGGCTGTGGTGCAACTGAAGTCATTGACGCTGTAGGTGTTCATATTGCTGAGTTGTTCCCTGATGACGATTACCACCCAATATCTAAAAGATTCAGGAGCGATGCAAACTACCATGAGCTGCACTTGGAAATCTCTCAAGCTAGCAGGGAGAAAGGCGAGAAGCAGAGTAAGGCTGATAAAGAGTCTGAGTTGGCATCTTATCTGGCTCTCAGAGGCTCTCAGTGAGTGCTAGAGCGACATTCTGGGCTTGGGAGGTAGAAGTACCTTCATCGGAGAAGCTTGTCCTGCTTTGCTTGTCAGATTGTCACAATGCAGATACAGGTCAGTGCAATCCCAGTGTGAGCTATATATCAAAAAAGACATCGCTGGATAGGAAGACTGTTTTGAAATCTTTGAGGTCTTTGAATGA